TACAACACCGCCGCCTTCCTGTTCACCAATCCGAAGTAACAACCGTAGAGCGCGTGGGCCAGCAATGGCCTGGAGACGCCCCGCAGGCTTCCGTCCTGCGGGGCCATCCGAACCACCCGAAGGAATCCGACATGCAGAAAAACTTGATTGCGCTCGTCGCCCTGGCCGTCATCAGCGGCGGCGCACGCCAAACCATCGAGCCGGGGGAGCCCGTACCCGAGCTGACGCCCCACGACGAGCGAGAGCTGATCGCCTCGGGCGCCATCCAGGATCTGGATGCAGTGGCCGCGCAGGAAAAGTGGGACGCCAAGACCGAAGCCGCCGCGCGCGCCGTATTCGACCGGGCGCGTGCCGATGTGGCCGCTGATGTGGCTTCGCGCACAGCGCCCGAAGCCGAACCCGCAGGCGATGCCGCCGCCGGCCAGGGCAGCACTGGCGCCCCGGATGCGGCCGATGCCGATTCCGCCGGTGCCCGGCCCACCGCCAAGACCGCTGCCAGCCGCAAGCGCGCCTGATCACCAAGTCCCAAGGAGCTGAAACATGCCATCGCAAAACAACACCGGCCGCCAGTTCGACAAGACGCACGCCGTCACCCTGGTGGCGACCGCCGCGCTCGCTGCCCACCGCTTCGCCGCCTATGACGGCGGCTACCCCACCATCGCCGGTGGCGCCAAGGACTGCCAGGGCGTCACCGAGACGGCCGCCGAGATCGGCGATGCCGTGAGCGTCGTCACCGGCTACAGCTACCTGGTCGAGGCAGAGGCTGCCATCGCCTTCGGCGCCTACGTGAAGGTGGGCACTGATGGCAAGGCCGTCACCGGCAGCGCCGCCGACCACTGCGGCCGCGCCCTGGGCGCCGCCACCCAGGCCGGGCAGCTCATCGAGGTGCAGCTCTACAAGCACGTGCACGCCTGATCGCCCAGCATGCCCGTGCTCCGCTACGCCACCGTTGCCGACATGCTCGCCCGCTTCAGCGAGGCCGAGCTGGCCCAGCTCACCGATCCCGATGGTGCGGCCGTCAACGCAGCTCGCATCGAGACGAAGCTGGATGACGCCCAGGCCACCATCGACGGCTGGATTGGCCAGGTCTACCGCCTGCCATTGCTGGGCTGCGCCAAGCCCCTGACGGTGCCCGGTGGCGAGCCCGAGCGCGTGGCACCGCCCCAGCTGGTGCGCATTGCGTGCGACCTGGCGCGCTTCTGGTTGCGCGACGCTGTGCAGGAGGACTCGGACGTGTACCGCCGCTACCAGGCCGCCATGGCCGAACTCAAAGCCATCGCCGAAGGCCGCGCCCTGCTGTCCTGCCCCTGGGGCGGCAGCGCGGGTGACCTGGTCACCACTGACGCGCAGCAAGGTGGCGGCGAGGTGCTGTTCGGGTTCAGTGCCCGTGCAGTCACCGACGACAGCCTGCGCGGCTTCTGAGGGAGCCGCCATGGATCTGGATTTTGTGATTGGCCGCCTCAAGGCCGCAACCACCGGCTTCAAGGCCATAGGCGGCGCAGCAGACATGGATGCAGCCCTGGCTGGCGCCGTGACCGTGCCGTCGGCCTTTGTGATCCCGCTGGCGGATCAGGCCAGCGAACAAGCCCACACCGGCACGTACGACGAAACCGACCTGAACGAGTTTGGCGTGGTGTTGGCCGTCTCCAACCTGCGTGATACGCGCGGCGCAGCAGCCCTGGCCACCTTGGCCCCCATCCGGGCGCAAGTGCGTGGGGCGTTGGCGGGCTGGGTACCCGACGAAGACACCGGAGAGCCCGTCACCAAGGTGCGCGGGCAGTTGTTGCGCTTCGATGGCGATGGGCGGCTGTGGTGGATCGACCGATTCGTTTGGAAATCTTTTTACAGGAGCAACCCGTGAGAAAAGCCGATGCCAAAGCAACCGACACCACGGCCCAAGAAGCGGCCACGCCGACGTCCAACGCCGCCGACGTCACCGGAGCCACCCCCGCGGTTCAGCCCACCCAGGCCACCCCGCGCGCGCCGGATGACTTCCACGGTCAAGGTGGCCTCTACCGCATGAAGGACGGCCAGCGGGTGCTGGTCGCCCAAACCCAACCTGAAACCACCAAGGAGCGCAAATGAGCACCCCCAAATTCATCAAGAAAATGGCCGTCCTGGTGGCCATTGAGACCATCGTGGGCACCATTGTTGTGCCCGTGGCAGCCGACGCCATCGAGGTGTCTGACGTCACCCTCACTCCCATCGAAGGCGACGAGGTGGACCAGGGCGTGATCAAGCCGTACTTCGGTGCGTCGGAGACGACCATGGTCACCCTGTACCGCAAGATCGCCTTCAGCGTCGGTTTTGCAGGCGTGGCCGCCGCTGGCGACCTGCCGGGCTGGAGCACGCTTTTGCGTGCCTGCGCTGCCAGCGCGACGAACACCCCGGCCACCGAGACCGTTTTCGCGCCGATCACGGATGGCATCGAGAGCGTCACGATCTACGCCGTGGTGGACAAGCTGCTCTACAAGATGGCGGGTGCCCGTGCCAATGCCAAGGCAGCAGTGGACGCCAAGCAGATCCCGAAGTGGCAGTTCGAATTCACCGGGGCATTCTTCCCGGTAGAAGACGTAGGCGCCATGCCAGCGGTCAGCTACGTGAAGTTCGTGCGCCCGCTGGGCGTGAACAAGCTCAACACCACGCTGAGTCTGGACGGCTACAACGCTGCGGCCAGCAGCTTCCAGTTTGATTTCGGCAACCAGGTGGTCAAGGATGACTTGATGAACGTGGACACGACCGAGATCACCGGCCGCACGTCCACGGGCAGCGTCACGTTCCGCAACACCAGCGTGGCCACCAAGAACTGGGTCGAGATGGCCCGCGTGAGCGCCAAGGTACCGCTTGTTCTTAAGCACGGTCAGGGCGCCACCAACACCGTCTCCATCGCCGCGCCGCTGGCCCAGATCGGCAAGCCCACCTTTGGCGAGCAGAACGGCATTCAGATGATCACCGTGCCCCTGCGCTTCATCCCCAGCGATGCGGGCAACGACGAGTGGTCCATCACGGTCTGACGCCACCGCCAGCCCAGTAACGCCTTTCACCCACAGCAACACCATTTCTTTAAAGGATCACTCCATGTCCGTCGTTCTCGCATCCGTCGCCTTCTGGGCCGGCGCCCAGCTCATCCTGGTGGGCGACCTCGGCAAGACCGAAGTCGTTGATTTCAAGGCGCGCTTCAAGCGCCTCAAGACCAGCGAGCGCAAGCAGCTCGAAGCCGATCTGGCCGACAAGAAGATCACCGACAAGGAGTTCCTTGACCGCCTGCTGGTGGACTGGGACCTCAAGGACAAGACGGGCACCGCAGTCATCCATTCCGAGAAGCAACGCGAGGAACTGGTGGAAGACTGGGACGGGTTCGAGGCTGCGCTGGTCCAGGCGTACTTTGAGAACGGCCGCAAAGCACGGGAGGCGGCAGAAGTGGCAAAAAACTCCGAGCTGCCGTCCGCCACCACTACCTGAGTGCGGGGGGCGGCGAGGCCAACACCGAGGAAGAAGACGCCGACCTGCGCGCCCAGTGGCAGCAGCTCGGCGCCGATCCCGACAAGGCCATGCAGGCGGCCCAGGTGGCCCGAACGGAAGAGGCCGAGCAGGCCGGGGACTTTGAGCTGCCGCCCGAGCAATGGCGGGCGTGGGAAGTGTTCACCGCCTGCGAGCGCAACTGGCGCGTACTCATCGGCATTGGCCTGGTGCACTACGACGGCATCGACAACACCGCCATGCAGTCGGCCATGCACATGCTGGGGGTGAAGCGAAAGCACCAGCGCAACGTGTTCTGGATGGTCCGCGTGCTCGAAGGCGAGGCGCGCAAGTTTCTCAACCAACGGTAAGGACGGAATCGATGCGCCAGTGTGTAGCCCGGGAAAGCGCAGCGCACCCAGGGGGCATTCACCCCAGTAGCCACCCCAGCAGCGCCGTGGCCCCAAGCACCTGCAGGCGCCCCGTGCCTGCAGCGCGCGCGGCGCGCCCCAACAGCACCCAAGCCATGGCGGCAAAACCGGCCACGGTTATTAGGCCCACCAGATTCATGAATGCGTTCGACATGCGCGCAAGCGTAGCACGGGTATGGCCATCATCAACACCGTAGCCATCAAGCTCTTCCTGGACGGCGTGCCCGGCGTTCAGGCGGGGCTGAACAACGTCAAGGGTGGCCTGGGCCAGGTGGGCCAGCAGGCAGGCGCCGCATCGGGCGGGGCAGACCGTCTGTCGGCCGCGCTGGGGCGCGTGGCCCACTATGGCCTGGCAGGGGGCGGGCTGTACGCCCTGGTGCGCACCGCCCAAGGCGTGGGCACGGCGTTGTTTGACGCCAGTGCCAGCGCCCAGCGCCTGTCAACGCAGCTGAACTTTGCCACCAGCGGGCGTGGTGCGCAGGAGATGGCCTTTGTCTCGGGCGTGGCACAGCGCCTGGGTCTGGAACTGCAAAGCACGGCGCAGGCCTACGCGGGGTTTGCATCGGCCGCGCGTGGCACGGCCCTGGAGGGTGCAGGCGCGCGCCAGGTGTTCGAGGGCATCGCCAAGGCCAGCGCCGTCATGGGCCTGAGCACCGAACAAAGCAGCGGCGCGCTGCTGGCAGTGCAGCAGATGATGAGCAAGGGCGTGGTCAGTGCCGAAGAGTTCCGGGGCCAGTTGGGCGAGCGCATGCCCATCGCCCTGCAGGCCGGGGCGAATGCCTTAGGGGTGACCACGGCCGAGTTCAGCAAGCTGCTGGAGACGGGCCAGATCGTGGCGCAAGACTTTTTGCCCAAGTTCTCTGCCGCCATCACCGAGATGCTGGGCGACAGCGTGGAGCAAGCGGCCAACCGGCTCGATGCCTCTACCGCCCGCATGGGCAACGCCTGGGACAGGCTCAAGAGAACCGTGGGCGACAGCGGTGTCTCGCAGGCTATTGCCAATGAAGCCACAGGCATCGGCAACTACCTCACCAGCATCACCGACGCCATGGACCGGGCCAAGGCATCGGGCGCGGGCATGTCCCAGCAGTTGCTGACCGGCCTGGGGCAGGTCATTGCACGGGCGCCGTTCGATGCGCTATCCACCGCTGGCAACCTACTCAACGGCACGCTCAACACGCTGTCACTCGGCGCGCTGGACCTCAACACCCGCATCAACCTGCTGCCCGCCGCTCTCGACACCAGCGCGCAGCAAGCCCTGGCCCTGGGGCGCGACCTGGTCGCCGCCGAGGCCGAGCTCAAACGCCTCAAGGACAGCGGCGCCGACACGGCGCCCAACTTCTATGTGCGCAACAGCTACTTTGAGGCGCTCAAGCTGACCAAAGAGCTGCGCGCAGCAAAGCAAGCCCAAGACGCGCTGAAAAATGCCGCCAGCGGCACGGGCGGCGGCCGAGGCACCGTAAACCCCGCTACGGTGGGCGAGCTGGCCGCGCAGCAGGCCCGGCTCAAGGCCGACGCCGACGCCTTCCTGCTCAAACAGTCGGGCGTGCCAGACAGCTACCTCAAGGACATGACGGAGCTGATCCGCCTGAACCAGGCGGGCGCGATAGTGGGCCAGGCATACACCCAAGCCCTGGCCCGCCAGCAGGCCGTGCTGCTCAAGAAGACGGACACCACGCAAGGTGCGGTGGCGGCCCAGAAGACACTGCAATCGGCCTACGAATCGTTCTTGACCGGCCTGCATCAAAAGCTGGCAGCCCAGCAGCAGGAGCTGGCCACGGGCGCCAAGGTCAGCGAAGCGGACCAGTTGCGCATCAGGCTGCAGGAGATGCTGGGCACATCGCTCAAGGGCCTGGGGGCGGAGCAGCGCAAGGTGCTTGAGCTGGGCCTGCAGGAGCTGGCCGTGGGCGAAAAACTCGCCCAGCAATACAGGCAGGCGTCCGAGCTTGCGAATGCGCGTGCCGATGCCCGCCGCCAGGAGTCGCAAGGCATCGCCCAGTGGCTGGCAGAGCAGGAGGCCGCCGCGCAAAAAGGCCTGGCCGATGTGCGCCAGCGGATCAACGCCCTGACCATGGAAGAAGACGCCGCCCGCCTGGCAGCCAGCACCAATGTGTCGCTGGCCGAGGCCGTGGAACTGGTCGCCATTGCCCGCTTGCAAGAGGCGCAGGCCGCCAAATTCCACGAGGGCAGTGAAGGCTGGAAGGCCATCGAACGCGAGATTGCCGCCCGGCGCGAGCTGCTGGGCCTGGTGCGCGGCAAGGAGACCCGTGAAGGCATCAAGAAGACCGCCGACGAGGCAGAGAAAGAACTCAAGCGCGTCACCGAGCAGTACGAGCAGGGCCTGACCAACGCCGCCATGCAGGGCGGCAAGAGCCTGCGCGAATACATCCGGGGCATGCTGCGCACCACCGCCTTCCGCATTGTGCTCGACCCCATCATGAAGCCGCTGGCCGGCTTCCTTGCGGGTGCCACCGGCACCGGCAGTGCGGCCGCGTCGCAGGGCGGCGGCGTCATGGGCACGGCCAACCTGTTGTCGTCGGCCTACTCGGCGCTCACCACTGGGGTCTCCAGCAGCATCGCGGCGGGCTT